TTACCCATAATAAACTCAACGGGTTGCATAGCCATTTCTTTGTAATGCCCACCTCCTACTTGGGTGTCTAAGGCATTGCCTGCATTGTCCTCTGGTTCTATCTTGTCAGCGTAGGCGAGGACTTCCTCTGGGTCGTACCAGCGGGGGCCATGTTGCGGTTGAGAAGCCCTATGCCATTCCTCGGGGGTTGCATCATCAAGACTATTCCTAGGCGTGGGGTCATTAAACACGTTTGCCTTTTCATCTTTTCCGTAGGGGTTCCACTCTCTTTTTTTATTGCTCATTGTCTAGCCTCCTTGTTTCGTTTAATGACTTTTTCATGGTACGCCACTGCTTTTTTAGCCCCCTCTAATGTATCCCCTAAAGCCCCCAAAGCCTTGTTGCAGACTCCGCACAAAACACCTCGGAAGTCCATAGAGCCGTGACAGTGATCGTACTGTAAGTTTTTTTTGCTACCACAACACTCACAAACGTCAGAGGTAGCCATACATTCGTTGTAGCGTTCAATACTTATCCCGTACCTACGTTTTACGTCTGTGCATTTAGTCAAATGTGCCTTTCGTTCTCTATTTTCTAAAGTCCATTTTTTACTTTTACTTTTATAGTATTCCTTATTTTCTAAGTAACGCTTTTTATTGTAAGCGGCCATTTTTTCTTTTTTTGTTTGCTCAGTCATCCGAAAATTCCTTTTGTAATTCGTCCCACATATCTAATATTCTATCATCAAACCGCTCTGCAATCTCCCTAGACTTTAACTCTAATAGCTCTGTTAATTCCTCTGGGTCATACTGGACGGCTAGTCTATCTATTATCTCTTGCATTGTAAAGCTCATTGGTAGTCACCAGACATAACGTAATCCGTTAGCTCCTCTGGGCAGTCGAACCACTCAATTCCTTCCTTTTCACACCACTTTGACATTGTTAACAGAGCTCCTTTGGAGACTTTTTTAAGAGGAGCTTGTAATAAAAAAATAAGCTGATTATCCCCTCCTAAGCTATCTCTAATAGCTTTGTACTTTTGCCTGTCCCCCGGTCTGAACCAACCTTTGCACTCTACTAACACGTTCCCTAACGTAAAGTCAGGAGTGTACTTATGCTGAATAACGTAAGGGACGCTGTAAGGTTCGTAAAGGAACCCGTTTTGTTCTAACACCTCCCCCATACGTTCTTCAAAGCCGCTTCTTTTCTTTCGCTTGATACTCATGCTAAAACCCCCTCGGCACTTCAAGTACCCTAGGCTCTTTGACAACTTTAGTCAGCCATTTGTGTTTTCCTGCGTATCCAAATTCTCTAGCTTCAGGCCAGCAGTTTTCTAGATAGTCGCAGTACGTGCATCCCGATGCTAACCGCATATTTCCAGCAGTACCTTCGGGTACGGGCTCGTAGCATACGGAAGGTACCTGAGCCGACAGCACCATGTCCTTTAGGTATTTTACTCTTTCGCTTATGTCCTGCTCCAATACCTTAGCATAAGGAGCAGACTTGTCCTCAGTATCATAAGTTAATAAAGCTAATTCCCCTGAGCTTTTATCCATAGCTAACCAAGAAAACTTAGTCTCCCCTAAAGCGTAGGCATAAGCCTGAAGCTGCTGAATATAACCAAAGGGGTCATCCGTGTGCAGCGTATTCTTTTTGAATTTCTTTAAAGAAAACCCAGAGGCACTTTTAATATCAACGAGGCGTCCGTCTATAAAACAATCAATATGACCTTTAACTCCCTCTACCTCTACCTCTTGTTGCTGCTTTGTCACTGAGTGACCCGAGAGTCTAAGCAAAGAGACCAGCATAGCCTCAGTCAAGTGCCCGTAAAGAAACTTAATGTGCGTAGCCCCCGCTATGTCTTGTCCTGCTATGCCGTTGTAGCTGTTGTATATCTGACGGTCAGGCTTACCTATGTTAGACAGCCTAAGGCGTCCTGCTCTGTCCTGCTCAGGGCCCATAGCGTCCCGCATAACTTGCGCCATCTCTTCTCCAAATCTGACGCACTCAGCCTCTACGTCTACTCCGTTTACCATGTCCTTGGTAGACAGTAGTTTATATACGTCAGGTATAGCTCTTTCAATAGTTTTCATTGTACCTCCTAATGTACGTCATACCATGTATCGCCAGTGATAGCGTTTCCTTTTGTAGGGCACCTTAGATTAAAGTGTTCCCCAGCGTCCTTAAATGCTTCTTCCATGATCTCTGCTAACCTAGGCGCTTGCTCCTCCTTTACCTGTACATTAATTTCATCGTGTACTACGGAGACCTGAGTAAAATCTAAGCCTTCCTTAGTAGCTTTTTCGTAGTACATAACCATAACTTGCTTCATATAAACTGCGCCAGCACCCTGCAATAAAGTATTAAGCGCAGCGTGGGGGCTCCTGACCTCTATGTGCCTCTTATCTAAGCCCTTTAAGTATCCTCTTTCTGCCGCCTTTTCCACTCTATTTCGGAGCGACCTAAGAGAGGGTAAGGAGTCCATGAACCGCTTTTTAGCAGCCGTTCCCGCGCTTCTGCCTTGTCCAAGAATGCTACCGATCTTAGCGTCACCCGCTCCGTATAGGAAAGCATAGATAAAAGTCTTCGCTCTATCCCTCGTAGAAATACCAGCCGCACGTTGATTAACACTGTGTACATCCGTAGCATCGTCTTTACTCCCCTTGTCAACTGTCTTTATATAGGCATCGTCAGCCATATAGTGCGCTAGCATTCTAAGCTCCAGAGCGTCAGCGTCACAACCTACTAACTTATAACCCTCAGGAACCGTCCAGCACTGGCGCATCTCTTTTCCGTAAGGCTTTCCCGGAGCAGTCACCTGACCTAGATTAGGCTTGCTGTGAGTCATTCTACCTGTGACGGCTCCACAGGGGTCTACGTGACCATGTACTCTACCCTCGTCATCGGCAGCCTCTATCCATGAGGCCGCCATAGCTATGCGCTTCTCTAGCATAAGATACTCTGCTATGAGCTGCGCCTCGGGTATCGTGGAGCCCTCTAAGGCACCCTCGTCTACTACGGGCTGTCCTGTGGCAGTGTAGGCCTTCGGTTTCCATCCAAATCGCACGAGGTAAGCGCCGATCTGTTTTCTGGAGCCCAAGTTAAACTCGGGGAACCCAACCTTAGTAAAACTGCCACTAACACTGTCAAAATTAAACCCATTAAGGCCCACTCTGCTATAAGACCCGTCAGACTTAACCTTCGGTACAACCACTTTTGTGGGAACCGCCAGTGGTTTAAACCTTTGGTGTACGTTAGCTTCAACTTCATCTTTTCTCTCCCTTAATGTAGCCAGCAGATCAAAGCACTTGGGCATATCTAAAAGCCATCCTGCCTCTATTTGCTCGTTAATAATTTCTTTTACTTTAGTTTCTAGTATAGCCGAGGGTTGCTTAAGCTCCTCCTTAACAACCTCTAAGAGTTTTTCGGTGACGTTGAGGTCTTGGACACAATAGGTTCCCATTGCGGGGGTAAACTTTGTCCAATCGCTGTATACGCCTTTCGGGAATCCGAGGGCCTGCCCCCAAGCCTTGAGCGAGTGCCCTCCAATGCGTCTAGGATTTGCTTCCCGTGATAAAATAACGCTGTCCCTAAGATTAACGTGGTCAAAATCAATACCCCACAAACGCTCCAAAATAGGGTAGTCATACCTCCTCCCGTTGTGGGCATAAACAGTAGCCCCTTTGTGCTTGTCTAAAAAACATTGTAGCTCCTCCGCAGTCATCATTAATTCACCCTCTGGTGAACCCACTACCTTAACCCCGCAACACCAGATGGTGTCTGGGTCTAAGCCGTTAGTTTCTATGTCTATAATTAATTCAGTCAATTTATACCTCTATCGTTGCCTGTGACCAATGAACTAGGTCTGTATCGTCACCCAGTTTCTGCTCCATCAACCTAGTGTACCATTCCGCAAAGGCTTCGTCTACACTCTCGTCAACGGTTAGCGTATCTAATGGCGGTTCTGTGAATATTACCGCTTTGCTACCTTTGACCTCGGGCATTATTGCCACAATACTTTCTGTTTTAATGTATACGTTGTTACCTTTAAAGGTGAACTGGCATATCATTTTTCTTCCCCTTGGTTTTTTTCTAATTCTTCGTACCAACAATTCTCGCAAATTGGTTTGTCATCCGTTGTAAACGTGGCTACGTTATAGTCACTATCTTTTGCTGTGTCGCACTCTATACAATAATATATCATCAAAATTCCCCCTCGTTTTTGTCTTCTTCAAAGTCTGGCCTAGCGCACTCGGTCATGCGCCCCGTGTCCCTAGAATACTTAAGGTAACAGGCTGGCCCTGTCTCCCCTGTGTACCTGTTTTTCAAAACCCGCACCAGAGTAGTGTTTCGTAACTCCTCGTTGTCAGCCTGCTGGTCGCGCTCTAACCCTATAACCATGTCGGATAGCTGCGCTATGGACTGTGAGCCTCGGAGCTCCCCTAGGCTTATGCGTCCCCCCTCCTCATGGGAGGTGCCGCCAGAGCGTCTAAGGTGACTCACAAGAAACAGCCCTATGTCTAGCTCGGCCACAAGCCTGCGTAGCCTAGTCATAACCTCGTCAATGGCCTTACGCTCGTCACCGTTCTCCTGAGCAGATACGATAATAGACAGGTGATCTAAAAAAATGTACTTGCAGTCGTTACTTTTAGACATATAACGTATCTTACTGAGCAGGCTATCCACGGTAGGTGAGGCCCAGTTTCCGTACAGGACAAAACGCCCTGTGCCTAAGGTCTTGTCAAAAAACGGCTTAAGGTCTGCTACCTCGGTACCCTCTTCTAGGTGTAGCGGCTTATTAGCTGCCATAGACATGATACCCATGCCAGTGCGCTCCACGGTCTCCTCTAGTGCTAGGATACCTATGTTGTGGTCTGTGGCATTCATCAAGTAATGTTGTAACTCTCTAAGCATCTGCGACTTACCCATGCCCGAGCCAGAGGTGACTGTAACAAGCTCGTTACGGATACCTCGCGTAAGCGTGTTCAGGCCTTCCCACGGGTAAGGTACGCTGACTACTTTTCTGTAGTCTACCAGAGAATCCCACAGGTCTTTGCCGTTGACTATCCCATCGGGGCTAAAATCCCTAGCGGCCCACCAATCCTTAATAAAATCACGGGATTTCCCCGCTAACAGGTACTCGTTGGGGTCTTTAAACTCTCCCATCTTAATAACTTTGAGCTTTCCGGGGCTGAACAAGTCCTGTACGGCCTTAGTAGCCTCGTTCCCTGCCTTGTCGTTGTCAAAACAAAGCACAACGGTATCATAGCTTTCTAAAAACTCTAGCTGCGCCTTAATCTCCTTCACAGCGCTGCTGGCACCGTTGCGTACAGAGACCACATCGTACTTGTTTTCAAACGCAGTGGAGACACTCAGGCAGTCTATCTCACCCTCTGTGACTGTGATGTACTTACCGCTACCTCGGCACGTTTGCTGCCCAAATAGCAAAGTATCGGATGCCGAACCCGTAGGACAAAAGAAATCTTTTGTGGCTACGATCCTAGTCTTATGACCCACTAGGTCACCGTTGGCATCGAACCACGGGTAATGGTGTTTCTCTATGTCACCCTTGGTGTCGTAGGACACCTGTACACCGTACTTGACGCACGTTGCCCTCGTAATTTTACGGTCTGCGATCTGAGCTATGGTTGCGTTTTTCATGTGCTGAATATTTCCTGTTGCTGGTTTTACAATGACCTGTGCTCCGCCTGAACTAGCCGTGAACGTCTTACAAACAAAACAATACTTGGTACCGTCTTGGTACAGCATATTGCCGTCAGAACTGCCGCAGGCGTCACAGGGCCCCTTTGATACTATCTTACCCATATTGATTACTACCCTGTTTAAAGAGTTAAGGGGGGCCGTAGCCCCCACTGGGTTGGAGTGTCCTCAGAAATCATCTGGGGTATCGTCACCTCTCTCTGCTACCTCCACCACGCGCACCTTGGTCACATAGGTACTAGGCCCCCACGTAGGGTGCTTAGGGCCCTTAGAGAACACTAAGCGCACCGCAGAGCCTCGGGGTATCTCACCCTGAAAGTCGGAGTCATCCATATTGTATATCTCAATAGGATACTTAGACTTAAACTTACGCTGCTGAGTCCCCTCGTACTCTTTGAGGCGAATGCCCTCGGAGCCTAAGCTCTCAGCACTGTCATCGTCAAGGGTCACAGTAACGCTGTAAGCGCCTGTGTCCTGACCGTTATACTCGTCTGTCTTAGTCACAGATGAAAAAGCTACTTTACCTGATACCATCATACTCTGCTACCTCTTTTCATTTGAATTTGCCTTACATTACTATTATAGCACACAATACTGTCCTGTGCCGTTTTTGGTACTATTCACGAATATACTTTTTTATACATTTCCATTATGCCTCCCTTAAATTGTTGAAATGTCATTGATTTGTCAGTGTAGGACAGGTCTATGTTAATATTTAGCTTGTCCTCCACATCGGCTACGAGCTCCATTTTAGCTAATGAATCTAGCTCGTCATAGAATGTAACATCGGCATCGTTTAAGGCCTTTGCTACAAGCCTATTAATCCAGACCTCTGCATCCCATCGTGGGCATCTTTCATTTTCTTCAAACATCGTCAGAATACTCCTCGTAAAACTCTGGCGGTCTGTCAGGTAGTTTGACAGCCGCATTTAATAATACAAAAAACACTACCAAAATAAACGCTAAACACCCTAGTATCACAAAAAAAGCCGTTAATAAAAAAGAAGCCATCACGCTCTCCTTTCAGGCAGGGGCGTGTACTGGCAGTATATGTGGTCACCCTTTTTTAAAACCACGCTGTCTGGCGATATAGCGTAGTCCACAGCCTTGTCCCAAGCTGCCAGTGCTTTAACACGAGTGTCGTACTGGCCCCATAATTTACCGTTGCGTTCTATAGTGTAATCTTCCATTAGTCCATCCTCGATAGTATTGTCTCGTTTTTATCCCTAACGGCCATGATAGCATACTGGTAAATATAACACACTACTTCGCTGTCAGGGTGATCTAATCGCAATAGAGGCGCTAGGTCAGGGTCATCATGGGCTGATTCATATAGGCCCTCAGGACTCACAGTACCCCAGTCTACGGACTGATAGTCCCCGAATCCGTACAAGTCCACCATTTTTGAATAGACCTCGGACGCTGGGGATTCCGTATCCATTTCTATGGCGTCTTTATAGAATAGGGGTATTATCCCGCAGGCCTCGACTAACCTGTTAGCTTTAGCCTCTTTGTATTTCTTTAGTGGGTCAACAGTCACCATCATGTCATTCGTCCTCTTCGTTATCGTTTTCATCATCAAGGCTCTGGGGCCTCCGCATATTAAAATAGCCTATCACTATCGCAATAATGTAAAAACAGCACACAGCGTAAGCCACAGATACCACCAGCCAAACCAAAAACATTAACACATCGTACATAATCCCTTCCTCACCTTAGGAGCCTTAGGCCTTTAGTTATTATTTAATAACAACCTAAGAAACCTAAGGCCTTTAGTTGATTGTATCACGGACTTACAAGCCCGTGTGTGTTTATTTCGTGAATATATTACAATTACTCTAAGCCGTCTAAAGGCTCTGTGAGGCCTGCTTTTGCCTTCGTAAGATCGCCCCTGTGCCTAGGGCCTAGGCCTAAGGCCTCTTCGATGGCCTCCGTGTGCGTAGCGCCTAGGCCTATCATATCACGGTATACAGCCTCTTTAGCCCGTAGAATCCGAGAAACCCGCTCCGTAGGGTCTTCTAAGCCTAAGCCATCAGCCCATTGGGTTATTAGGCCCCTACGTTCTATTTCACTAATAAACGACAGGGCCGAGTCCCCGTGTTTTAAGGTTTGTTGTAACCCATAATTAAATAAAAAGTCTGTGTATTTCATATCTAGTCTATTCATCTATCTGCACTCCCTTGTGTTTGCGGTGTCCCCGCTTGGCTTTAGCTTTTCTGTCTTCAAACGTGTGGGATAGGTTAAACTTTCGGGCGTATTTTGCCACAGGGTTTACCCTCGCCTTTTGTTTGTCCCGTGTTACCCTTTTATGTCCCATGTGTGCCTCTCTGTTCATCGTAAAAGAAACGCATTGTATCATGCGTATAGTGGCTTGTGTCTTGTAACCGTGGTGAATTTGACAGATAAATAGCCCTTGACATACCTCTAGGCGTTAGGCTGCGGATGTACTTTGTACGCGCTGTCCTGTAGGTTTTCCGTCTCTTTTATTTTTCATAGCATACCCCCCCACAATAGCGCGTTTATTGTCATTAGCGCACCGATTAAAAAACTATTAACTATGTAGAATATTATCATGTTTGTTTGCATTTTCATTTCATCCCATTGCGATTATGTTATTAAACTCTGCTACGTTTTGAGCTGTCACAAAAAAAGACTGATAGCCCTCACTAGCGCGCTGTACTTTATTACTACCCTTGCGCTTTAAGATGCCTATGGTGCCGCTAGAATCCAAAGGGCGTAGGTCTGTTGTATCGAAGGATACCGCGTCATTAGGTACCTGTATGTTATCGGACTGTAAACCCTTTGTATTGTACGCCACAGCTATTTTGTAACGCGATTGTACCGCTTTCTTAAGCGCTTTTTTACTTTGCACACTGTACATACTACCAGAAAACGTTAGGTCATAATTGCTCAGTGTGTTTTTGCGTACCCTAGACAGTATTTTTGTGTAGTCATAAAATTGTGATTGTGGGCGCTCGGATATGACTTCAAAAAAATCTAAATCACTAGTACCATTCAAACGAAACAAAGCAGGTATGCCAGATTTAACGGCTTTGCGCTCGGCTTTATCAATGTCTGATTTTAACTGTAATACAAAGTAATCATACCGCATGAGGTACCATATAGTGCGCTTTGTAGCAGCCCTGTCTGCGTTACCTTCTTTTATACCCAGTTGACCGCTAGACTTTAAACAAGGCGCTTTACAACCGCCTGCCACCGCCATGGCGCATATAGTGTCTAGTGCCACTTTGTCCGCTGGTTGCATGTATACGATGTAGGTATCACGTTTGTCGCTACCTTTCTCTACCTTTGTGCTAGTGCCTAGTATACGCATAGGCGTGTTTAGATAATCTAGATTACTGTACGCCCACAGTTTAGCCTTGTTAGTCAATAACTTTGTTTCCATTATTTCTGCGCGTGTAATTGTTTTCATGCCGTTTAATCCCTTTGTGTGTGTGTCGTTTAAGGTTTAACATGGTAGCACACTGTCACCAATGCGCTACACTGTTTACCTAAATTTCTTTTATTCCGATATAGTCCAAATCGTACAACATCCCATCATTACCTAAATTTGCATGATACTCTCTGTTTTCCCTAGTGTTCGCTACCTGACAGCTGTTTAGCTTTGTAGAGTCGTCAACAATAGTGTCTAGCGCGTCTTTCTCGCAGCTGGCAAACACTACAGCGATGATGCCATATTCGTCCCAAACAGCCCAACGTTTTTCAAAATATGCTTTATCGCTTGGGTTAACGTAAAGCGCTTTAACGCTACTGTATGTCCTATCATATCCAAAATCAATTACCATTTTCATAGTGATACCCTTATGCTTGTTTTAAATGCTGCCATTAATAGTGCTGTTTTTGAGCCACTATACTTTGTTTCGTCCGCGTATACAAAGGATTCGTATTTATACGGGTTGTACGTTATAGGTGCCATAGGCTCTGTCACGGGCGTATTGAACGGCATCCAATATCCCACTAGACCCGCGTGAACATTCTTTTTGCGCTCCCGTAGGACACGCTGGCGTCCCGCTTGCGATACCCTAGGGGATACGTCTTGTAACACCACGCCGCGCTCGTGGGCTATTACACGGCCCTTGTGCGGCC